AAAGCCTGTAGTTCAGGAGTAGTTGCACCCAAAGTACCACCTTGAGCGACCGCTAAACCACCACGACCTTGTTGCTGTAGTTTGTTTTGCAAATTAGCCAATTCCAACTCACGACCAGGTTGTAGCAAAGACATCTGACTCTTCAAATAATCTTGTGCAACTTGTTCGGGTGATTGAGCAATATATTTATTACCAAGATTAAATAAACTCTGAGCACCTGTTTGAAGAGGTGAAAATTGAGCTTGAGCACCTTCAGCTTGTGCCAAACCTTGATTACCTAAAGCGACCAAACGATTCTGCGCTTCTAAAACACCTGGGCTTGCGATATATCCTGCGCTTGTTAATTGGCCCGTTACTGGATCAATCTTAAACTCAGAAGTACCAAAACGAGTGGTCATTCCTACTGGACGAAAAGCCGCTGCTTGTTTAGCCGCAGAAGTTTCTGTATCAATCATTCCTTGTGCTTTGATAGCAGCTTCTTTGGAGGTCTGTTGTTGGAGAAGACCTGCCGCAGTTTGAGCACCAGTTGTAAGCAAGCCAGCATATTGAGCCGCAGTTAGACCTAACTTTGCCGCATCAGCAATCTGTGTAGCAGTCAGTGCTGTTGCCGCAGTAGTAGCCGCATTGCCTGTCAAAAGACCAGTGGTTGCCCCCGCTACTGTAGTAGCACCTGCCACTTCAGCCGCTGTGTATCCTGCTGCGGCCAATTGAGAGGACGTGAATCCAAGTCCTGCCGCTTCTGTTGCAGTCAAGCCTAGACCTGCCGCCTCAGTAGCTGTAAGAGCCGATGCACCTGATCCAAATATTCCAGATAGTGCTTCAGGGCCAGCAAGACCAAATGCCGCACCCGCAACAAGTGCGGCTTTAACTAAGTCTTTTTTCAGAGTGCTAGAAGATGCGCCTTCTGTGTAGAAGATAGGCTTTCCAGAGTCTGTGAATTGAACACCGAAACCAGTATTGCCATCACCTTCGTATGAACCAGACCAAAGGTTTCCCTTGGTTCTCTCACCATAACCAGAGATAAGTTTTGCACCAGTTTCTTTGTTGATAACGCCAGCAGAAGTTTTACCAACTTGAGAGATGTCTGTAATACCACTTTTCGCAAGATCGTCAGCCATGTACTTAGCCGCTGTTTCAGGCTTAACACTACCCTTCCAAGTGGCAGTAGTGTTCTGAGCTAATATCTGTTTAGATAGCTTATCAACATTCTCAGCGGTGTAGGTAAAAGAACTTATGTTCTTAACAACCCGATCTTTGTCAATTCCATAGGTTTGAGCCGCAGTAATGATGTCTTTAATAGATGCTTTAGGATCAAGAGAACTTAGGTCTTTTAAGGCTTGTTTTATTTCAGTATCGGTATAAGACTTTTTAGCTGCAAGGTTATCCATTGCTTGCTTTGTGGTATTACTAGCACCTTGTTGAACTTGTTGGCCACTTAAAAGTCCAGTTGTCGTTCCTGCCTTCAGAGCATTCTGTCTATCTATCTCATCAAGACGAGCCTTTTCTATAGACCACAATCTATCTGCTTCAGCCTTTTGTGCGGGAGTTGCTGTTGCATTAAATGCTTGTGAAGTAGAATCTTGTCCACCACTAGCTCTTAACTCACCTAGGTAAGTTAATGCAGTTGGATTGTTAATGTCAAAACCAGCAGAGTAGCTTGTTAATGCAACAGGATTTCCACTTGGATCATATACATACTGCCCTTGTCTGGTCACATCGACTTTAGCCATGTTCTGAGCAGAATATGGATTAGCCGCATTAGCCGCATCTACTTGAGCCTGAGTGTCAGGTTGACCCGATACTTTACGAGCAATGTAGTCTTGAGCATTCCACGATCCATCTGGATTGATACCAGGAGGCAACCCCAATGATGCGTTGATTTCTGTTTGTGTTGCCATTAAATTTCTCCTTGTGGCACTTCTATCCATGATATTGTTGGCTCATCCCATTGATACATCTTGCCATCTGTCGGCAGAGGTATTGGGGTTTCCCATAAACAAGTGGCTTCATTTAGCAACCAAGATGCAAATGGTTTTGGAGGAATAAACGCATCACGTTGTGCGTCATATTTATATCCTAATCCAGCATAATTTTTTCTAAATGGTCTGCCTTCTGGATGTTGACCACCACGAGTGTTATATGAAGTTTGTTTCCATTCGCTTGGATTTCCCCAATGACCTAATGCTAAAGTTTCTTCATCTATAACAATAACTTGGTCAACAACTCCATTTGTTAAATGCGCCCAATGTGCCATAATTGTCCTAGCTTAAAAAGTTATGCTTCCAGATGAAAGAAAAGTATAAATTGTGTAGCCGCCAGAAGTTGTTTTTGTGCCGTTTGTCACACTTGCAGCATCAGAAAATGTACTTAAGTAGCGAATGATAATAATTCCAGAACCACCAGCACCAGATGTTCCACCTGTTGAGCCGCCACCGCCACCACCTGTATTAACAGTTCCACTTCCAGCCGTACCAGCACCATTAGCAAGACCATTTCCACCACCACCAGTACCACCTAAACCAGCAATGCCACTGATATTACTCCATGTACTAGCACCACCACCGCCACCATAATATGTTGCTGTACCTGAAATAGATGATGACACTCCAATACCACCGCTACCACTAGTTATACCTGAAGGAGTACCGCCAACTGCACCAGCACCGCCACCGCCACCGCCACCATAATTTTCAACAGTTTGTCCAGCACCACCAGCAAAGCCTTGTCCAGATATGCCTGTTCCTGCCGCGGCAGTCCCACCACTTCCGTTACCAGGCCCACCACCACCAGAGCCACCATTTTGACCTGCTGAAGCATCTTGTTGTGAGCCTCCACCGCCACCGCCTGTGGCAGTTATGGTTGTCCCACCAACAATGCTTGAAGCAACGCCATTGCCGCCTTTTCCAGCAGAACCCGCAGAGCCAGCAGAGCCAATAGTTACAGTAATTGCAGAGCCGACAGTTACAGCATAACCAGTTGACGTAAGTAATCCACCAGCACCACCGCCACCCATACCGCCATAGCCAGTTGTGCTGCCATTACCACCGCCACCGCCACCAGCGACTACCAAATATTCGATAGTAGATGGTGAATTTACAAAACTACGCTGATTTTGAAATACAGCTTGTAGTGCGCCACTCATGTCAATCCACTCCCAGAAATGAGCCAAGTTGTTGAAGTCATCTTGATTGCAGTCGCTGAACCATATTGAGCTAAACTGCGTGAACCAGTAGTGCCAGCAGCACTTAAATACATGGTGTCAGTAGTGATTGCAATTGTTACCACTTGACTTGTCATGTTGATAAATGTGATTGCAGTTCCAATTGGATAAGCTACAGAACCATTTGCTGGAATAGTAAATGTTCTTGCATTAGCATCTGTAGATGGATGGAAAATCACTTTTCCTGAGTCTGCCAATACTGCCGTATATGCTGCGCTTTGACTATTTACAGGAATATTTCTAAATCCAACAGCGTCTGTTCCATCAACTGTGCAAGAACTTAATACGCCACTAGCTGGTGTTCCTAATGCTGGAGTTGTTAGCGTAGGGCTTGTAAGAGTCTTGTTAGTTAACGTGTCTGTTGTTGCTCTACCCACTAATGTGTCTGTGCTTGTTGGTAACGTTAATGTGCCAGTATTACTAATGCTTGAAATAACTGGCGCTGTCAGCGTCTTGTTTGTTAGGGTTTCTGTACCTGTTGGGGTTACATAATCAGTACCCGCAGTAGCGGCAGATATTGCTGTTCCATTACCCTTAATAACACCCGTAATGCTTGTACTTAAAGTAATTGCTGGAGTTGTTGTTGCTGTAGCTACTGTTCCTGCAAAACCATTAGCAGATACAACAGAAGCACTTGTTACTGTTCCTGATCCACCACCACTTGTTGCAATAGTAATACTACCCGAACTATTGGTTACAGTAATGCCAGAACCTGCTGTCAAAGTAGCTTTAGTTAGTGTGTTACCAGTTGTATTGCCAATCAATAATTGACCATCTGTATAACTTGTCTGTCCTGTACCGCCATTGGCAACAGGAAGTGTTCCTGTCACGCCAGTAGACAAAGGCAAACCAGTTGCATTAGTCAATGTAGCACTTGTTGGCGTTCCCAAAATGGGAGTTATTAGGGTAGGTGAAGTAGAAAATACTGCTGATCCTGTTCCTGTCTCATCTGTCAAAGCACCCAAAAGATTGGCAGAACTAAATGAACCCAATGATGTTGCATTACCAGTAGAGATAATTGCACCAGTTAAGTTAGCATTAGTAGTGACGTTACCTGCTGTCAAACCAGAAGCAGTACCCGTAATGTTTGTGCCAACTAATGCGCTTGGAGTACCAAGTGCGGGTGTAACTAGCGTTGGTGATGTTGCAAATACAGCAGAGCCAGTGCCAGTTTCGTCAGTTAATGCCGCAAGTAAGTTTGCAGAAGTAAATGATCCTAAAGAAGTTGCGTTGCCAACTGATGTCACTGCACCTGTTAAATTGGCGTTGGTCACAACTGTAGCCGCATTGCCAACTGAGGTTACGCCACCCGTCAGATTAGCGTTTGTCGTTACATTTCCAGCCGTTAAACCAGATGCAGTTCCTGTAATATTTGTGCCAACAAGTGCAGAGGGCGTTCCCAATGCGGGAGTAACCAGTGTTGGCGAATTTGACAACACTACATTGCCCGTACCTGTCGAGCTAGTTACACCAGTACCACCTTGAGCAACTGTTAAAGCTGTTGTAAGACCAGTAATAGAAGTAATGTCAGAGTTTGCACCACTAGCGGCTGCACTTAAATTAGTTCTTGCATTAGCGGCTGTAGAAGCACCAGTACCGCCATCAGCAACCGCTAAATCAGTAATGCCAACAATTGTACCGCCAGTAATTGCGGCAGAAGCATTATCTGTTTTTGTCGCAATAGCAGTAGCAATATTGTTGTATTCAGTATCAATTTCAGTACCTCGAACAACCTTGAGTGGATCGCCAGGGGTTAGATTATCTTTAGTTGCAAAGTTCGTACTTTTTGTATAGTTACTCATGATATTTTCCCGTTCTTAGACTGAATTTCAATCTTCTGAATTGACAGTTGAGTGCCATTTATAGTAGTTTCGTAACCTGTTTGAACAATCTTTCCCGCACCAGACGCACTTACATCAAGCGTCTTAATCAAGAGTCCACCTGAGTATTGGGCTGTTCCATATTCGGCTAGGCCGTATTCATAGTTTGCTTGTTGAGGGATATAAGCATTACCTGACAAATAGTTGGCAGCAAAATCAAAACCCCACTTAATAGTTACAAACTGAGCAGAACCACCAATAATGATTGTCTTAATTTTCTTTAAGATAGAAATCTGATTAGGATTACCAAGGTCTGCATGGTTAGTAAAGTAACTCAATCGGTAAGTAGAAGTATTATCTAAGAAACTTCCATATTTACCTATATAGCCACTTTTACCAATGTACAAATCACCATTTCTGAGTGAGTATAAAGCAGTAGGAGCAATAGAGTCCCATTTGGTTACTCTAAAAGCACCATCTTGCAATTGTATTTTTGTATCAAAACATAAGACCTGTGCTGTTACTGGTAAAGTCAATAGGTAAAAAGCATTCTTTTCTGAGTAAACAGATTTAAGATTAGATAAAGTTTCTACTGACAAAGAGGCTGTTAAATCAGAACGAACATTCTTAGATAAGTCTCTAAGAGGTGCAGACTTTTCTTGAATAGTCCTCATTAGTGAGCGAACACCTGAGTCAGATAAGAAAATTACATCTGTACCGATTGACTGAATTGTATCTCTTGCAATACATCCAATAGAACCTACTGTATCTGATAGGACTATGGATGCTGGAGTAGAGGCACTAGAGTAAACAAGAATCTGTCGTTTACCAAAGATAAATAAGAAATCATTGTGAGCCGCTAGACCCATTACTTCATCAGCACCATTAGGCCATACACGAGATACATCTAGTGATCCAGAAGTACCGCCACCCCATACATGACCTGCAATTAGATCAGAGAAGCTAACTGTTACCTTATCTGTAGATGTATTAGCTACCCACAAGCGACCAAATGCTGAGATGGCAATGTTGGCTTGAGGCACTGTAGCAACATAGCCAGTCTTTTCAGAGACTCTGCGATAAGTAGTTGTACTTATAGCAGGGTCATAAATCAATGGATCATGTCCTGTTTGAAAGAAATAAGCAATGCCATTCAAAGATGCACATTGCCAATTACTTGCCGTGATGGTTGGGGCTGTACCACCCCCCCCATAGGTCAACTCAGTAACAGCATTTGAACTATTGAGTTTGAATAGCTTGTTATTTCCAGCAAACAGAACTGTTAAAGTGCCATCAGTTTGGACTAACTCATGAATAACGCCTACATTGTTAGCACCTAAAGTACCTGACGAAGAGTTAACAAGCGTATAACCCTTGCGTGTTCCAATACGACCAAATTGGTCAATGACACAATTAGTCGCAGTTAAAGCAAAGCCAGAAGATAAATCTAAAGGCGAGTCTTGTGTATTCAGGCCATAAAAACCTGGTGCGCTAATACTTTGACTTTGTAAAGGTGCAGACATTACACAGGCTCAAAGTTGTTTTCTACATAGCGAGTGCCTTCAAGTGCAATAGCATCCGATAGCATTCCCTTGAACAAAGCATAGGCTTCAGAAGAGGCAGTTCCTCCATCCTCGCCACGCTCAATCAAAGCCCGCGCATAGGCACTTTGAGCAACCAAATAATCCAATACTTTCACAGAGGTCGAGTCTGATGACAGGTTTGCTTGAGGTATAGCCAAGTCAAACATGACTGTATACACTCCATTAGGAATTGGAAATAACTCTACTTTAGTGTCTCCACTAGAGTCAACACCATCAAAAGTAAACTCAGAAGGTATGCCTGTTGATGGAGTGCCAAAGTTCAGTTTGCGGTTCATGTCCACAAAACTGATATTTTTTAAACCAATAAAACTTGTAGAGTTAATAGCATCATTAACTTGGAACTTTTGACCCGCACCCGTCATTGAATAAGCGTGTGTATTCGCAACAGTTGTGATAGTCACTGTAGTGCTCAGAACATTCCAATTAAAGGAATCTTCAATCTGACGCTTGGCATCATTGACAAACTTTCCAATCAAAGAAGAATAGGTTGTTTCACCAACAGTAGAGACTGAACTCTCACGCAAGCGAACTAACACATCGTTAACAAGTTCTAAGTAAGTCATGTTCGTTGTGCTCCATTAACCTCAAATGTGGCAATAAAACTGAATGTACTTGCACTTTGAGTAGTAATTTGAATTCTATCGCCTTCTTCTAAAACGATATAAGCATTGCCATCAAACTGAAGATATGCCTTTGAAGTAAAGTCGTATTGAGTAAGAATATCGTAAGTAGTCGCTAAACTAGCGTCATACCATTGGACAGTAATGTGCTTAGTCGAACCACCAGTGTTGTGAATGTACATCACAGTAAACTTGGCGTAATAACCCGTAGGAACTGTATAAACAGTTGTCAGCGTATTTGCTGTAGGGCTAATTCCGACAGATACTGGTCTCACTTCATATTCCTCTTAGAGATCGCTTTAGCCTTGGCTTTAGCGTCTTCCTTGGACGTTGCGCCCCAAGCTCTAAGAGAAAGTAAAAGTCGGGTAGGCTTTCCATCTTTCATCTCAGGGCCAGAATTGCCGCCCATTCGTGCTAGAAAGGAT